CCAAGCACATTGCCGTCCAGTTCAAAGCGCACATCATCGTCATCGAGCGTATCGAAAATGCTTTTGAGGATTGCGTAATTGACACAGACTGCATTGTCCCCGTGATTGCCGACTTGGACGGTGAACTCAAGGTTTGTTGCCGTAATTGCAACATCCTCTTCGGATTGAGCCGGCGTCAGTTTCACGTTTTGGATGATGGACAGTGGTGATTTGGTGTTGACCACCTTTGCCATCAGACCCAAATCTCGTTTGATAGCAGAACCATTCATGTTTAGCCTCCTGTTTTGAATGTTAAGAAATGTTTGTTTGAGCGTTTTTTTAACGTTCAGTCCATATGTTTTTTGGCGTCAAATGAGTGTTCTGAAGTGTTCTCAATCATATTCAAAGTTTCATATATGATTGAATAAAACGGCTTAAATTTCGATTTTTTTGGCAAAGACGATATTTGTATCGGCTTTGCGTAGAAAGGCGTCTTCTTGACCGATTTAGACGCCAAATTTTTGAAATTTAAGCATCGTCTTGAACCCATTTTTTGACCTCCGGTTTTTGGGGTTTGAGACCGTTGCATTTTGGGCATCCGTCCATCGTTGCATCGCCGCGAAGATGGGTCTGCCAGAGCAACCAAGCCAGCACGGTTTGGTCTGCATTTGCGCCGTAACGCTTCAGAGCGCGCGCACGTACCTGTCATGCAGGAGTTTGCCTTCAGGACACATCGCCATCGTTACCTCCCGATTGTTGTTTCTTGACCGCCTGCCCGATGGTCATTGAGCCGCTGATTTGTGCGGTAATTTCGCCCGCTTGCAGTAGTCTCTCGACCGTCTGCCCAATGGTCAATGAGCCGCTGATTCGTCTGGTCGTTTCCGGGAGCATTTTCTGTTCGTTGGCGGCGCGGTCAACGAGTTGCTGATAAATCTGGTCAAACCGTTTGCGCACGAACGGCAGTTGTTCGTAATCGGTGTGACAGATTTCACGCCAGCCGGTCAGGACGGCGGCTTCCTGCACAATCGGGTCGTCAAATTCCGGCGGGTAGTATGCCCCGTAGGTTTCTGCACGCCTCATGACCAGACCCCAAGCCTCGTCAGGTAGCAAATGTGGCGTAGTTTTGAGCGAAAGTGCTTTTTCCCGTAGTTCTGCCGGCTTGGGAAACCACTTGCTTTCTGCCAGCAATTGCCAGCCGGCGGCTTGGAGTATCTGGTCGTCAATGTCTTCGAGAACGACGTGATAGACTTTGACCAGCGTTTCCGTCAGCTCGACAGAATGCACTTCGCCGAAAACTGCAAGGATTTTGGTTACGGTGTCAAGAGTTGCCATTGTTTTGCCCTCCAAGAATTTTGCGAACGACTTCGGCATTTTTCTCGTGGACTTGTTGACGCTTTGACGGACGTGAATGATTGTGTTGTTTTTTGGGCGCGCGGAAACCGTTCACCTTCCAGTTTTTGAGAATGCCCTCGACATACCTCCAGTTTCGCGCGTTGGAGATTGCCGCTTCGCTGATGGCGGCGGTGACCCAATCTACGCCGTAGTCATCTACGGCGGCGATGACCTTCTCCGAAATCAAAGGCGTCATGGGCCCAATCTCTTTGTGGTATGCCTGAAATGCCTGTTGCACTTCCGGCGAAACTTGCGAATTTGCCGCGTCGTCCTTAACAACAACAACAACTTTATTAATATCTGTATTCTTAATATCTTGGTAACGATTTATGTAACGATTCGTTACATGATTCGTTACATCTTTCGTTACATTTTCTCCTTCAGTTTTTGCATTTTCCATCGCCAATTTTTTAACATTTCGATAACGTCTCACCCGTTCGGCGGTGCTTGATGCGCGTTGGCGTTCGGCGAAATTCGTCACAACCCATCTCTCAATTTCAGGGTCAAAATGGACGATGCCGATTTCCGACAGGCACTGGAGCTCGTGTTGCAACTGGTCGTGGTTTATGTGGAGTATCCACCCCATCTGCTGGAGAGGGGGCAAGACGCCCCCTCTCCGTTCAATGCCAGCAAGAAGGAATAGCTCCACCATGCGTCTCCAGAGTGTGTCGGACAGCACGCCGACTTTACTGTCTGTAAGGATTTCATGGTAGAGTTTTATCCAGTGCATCATTGCGCTCTCTCCAAATATCCAATCAGGATGACGTTCTGGTTGATGAGCTCTGCGCCGGCATCCACTTGCCGTTGCAGGTATCGTTCCGCCATTTTCTGGATGATGCGCTTGAATGGATTGCGGAATTTCATCTCCTTCAGGTCATTCAGCAAGGTCAGGTTCAGCATGTACATCTCGTGCAAGTCCTGAATGGATGTACCAGATTTAGCCTGAAACAGGTAAATGATTGACAGAAGGACATATATGGGGTATCGCATAATGACGTATTTCATGTTTCCTCCACACGATTGACATCAATCATCGGTGCAAGCGGGATGATGAGAGGGGTAATCAGTGACCGTGAACCGCTGGTGATGACCGCGGCACAGTACGACAAGAGAAACTGCGTCCACGTCAGCGGAACGTCATTGGGGGTGATTTTGGCAAAGCCATTCTTCTCGAGCTGGAAGATAAAATCGGCGGCAGTTTTCACGGACATTCCATTGCCATTGCCCATCGCCGCAAGAACCTCACGCGGTTCGCCGGCTTTGGAGACCACGGCGAAGGCGTACCCGCTTCCCTGTTGCCACATATAGACCAGCAACTGTTCGCTTTGCCAGATTGCCGTTCCGACATCGCCGCGCATTGCGGCTCTCATCCCGGACAACGTGTGATAGAAGTCCACCGGTGAGATGCCGCCTTGCGTTGCGCCGAGTGGAACGCACGCGGTGTTGGACGCCAACACCATCAGAACCAAAAAGATTTGTACCAACCGTTTCATTGTTTCTACCTCCGATTCTTTAACATTTGATTTTGTGTTTTCTTGCTGACACTGATTCGTGAAAATGGGGTGCGTTTTCTGCACATTTTGTGTTGAATGTGTGAATCATGTAACAAAACATCGTTACACATTCGTTACATAAATCGTTACACATTCGTTACATAAATCGTTACACATTCGTTACATAAATCGTTACATTAAATGTAACGTTTCGTTACATCATTCGTTACATTAAATGTAACGAATCGTTACATTAATCGTTACATTGTTAAGGTGCAAAAAGAGTGCCACGTGAATCAAATCACGTGGCACTCTGACTATTTCTGTTCCTCACCGAACAACTGTTTGATTGCCTCTTCAGCGGTCAGGTGTACTTCCGGCTCTTCGGGAGTTGGGGTCACTTCATCGGGCGCGGGTAATTCGGCGGCAATGCGCGCGGTCAGACTTTGGCTTTCATCCTCATCACTGACATCATCGTCATCGTACAAATTCATGACCGACATGGGCCCGTATTTCAGGAGCTTGCGAAGTACAGTCTTTCGCGCCATTTCATCGAAATTTGTAGTCCAAGCACTATCCGGCATACCCCACGACTTGGAATACTTCTTGGCGTGTTCCTTCACCTCGTCTACGGTCATATAGACTGTCTTTTCGAAGCCGTTGACGAGTTTGAAGAATCCGAAATAGCCAACGGTTTTCGTCCCTGGGCGAATACGCCGGAAATTGTGCAGACCCGTCTTGATGTCCAGCGTAATCTCCACCCCGTCATCGAGAACAGCATCGTTGATGTATCGGTATTGGTTTGTCCGCAATGCTAACTGCATTAATCCCTTGTACCCTATTATCAGCGTGCATTTATTCTTGTACGGGACAAGGTATGCCTGTCCCGTATTCGGATTTACGGACAGTCGAAGGGTTGCGGCGTTCAGCGCGGACGCGATGATGCTTTGTGGCTCACATTGCTGGAGACGCGGGTTCTGCGCCGCCTGTAAAAGAACATCCGCAATGTACGCATTGGCGTTTCCAGTACCAACGATGGAGGCGAACCGTTCCCGTATCTCCAAACTGTTGGCATACTTTTTCAAAACCATTTGATTGTTCTGGTTTTCAGCCATCTTTCAGTTCCTTTCTTTTTTATGGGGATTGTGTCTCTTTTATACGTCAAAATAAGTTGTTAACTTAATTGACGTATGTAAGGATTATCAGATGACAAACGTCACGTTATAATCCTTTCGTAAGGCTGAAAATAACCAGTGCTGATAATATGGATAGTGTCATTTTCAGCATTTCCAGACCGACACGCTCCCATAATGAGTTCCGTTTCTCTTCCTGCTTCCGCGTTTCCTCCAAATGACCATCGAGTGTCTTACTCACATCATCTACCCGCTCCTCGATGCGCTCAACAGACGCTTGCAGTTCGCTATCGCACGCTTCGCGCTCTTTTTCCAGCCGGTCAATTCGCCCAATAAGACCCTCCTTACCATTCCCTTCCACGAGTTTTATCAGGCGTTCCACCTTGTCCACAAGCAGTATCAATGTCTCTCTTTCGTTTTGCGGTGTTGCCATCATGGTCTCCTGATTCGCCTCATCTTTCTACGGTTCAGCCATTGAAGAAATTTATTGTTTTCCTTCGATGATGCTTTCGATTTTTGCGATGCGTTTTTCAAGTTCTTCAATTCGCTCCTCAATCGTTGGTTTGCTTTCTTTCACCCTGCCAAAATACTCATTGACCGCTTTTTCATCTCCATTCCAGCGGTTGTAATCCTGATGCTGTTTGTCTGTACTGGCACAGAACGCCCGGCATTTGTCACCGGTCTGGTGAATCAGCCATGTGCTTGCGCCTTTGGGTAATACAGGCGGGCCCGGGTGCTCGTCCGCATAAATGCTTCCCGGCTTCGGTTTGAGATATTGCGCAAGCCACAGGTGCATCTTCGGCAAGTTACGGAACAAAAGACGGCGCTGGATGAATTCTGCTCGGCTGTACAGAATGGGAAGCATCCCTGTATTGCGCTCAAAAATTTGGGCAATGTCGCTCACGGTCTTGGTGTACTTCAGAAGACTGGCGTCATGCTCCACCTCAACGTCCAGAACAAAACGGTCATGTTCATCGTATTTTCCCAAATGAGTAAAGAAATTGTCCGCCTGTTTGGTTGCGTCTTCATTGGGATAGACGACATGATACGCCATCCGGTTGTATCCGCGCTTTCCCGCTTCCGCCCAATTGGCGGCAAAGAACGGGTCACGATACGCCCATGAGATTGTGCAACGAAATGCAATGAATGTCACTCTTGGTATGTGCGCATCCACCGCATCCCACCTCAAAAATCCATCATACCTCGATACGTCAATACCAAATGCTCTCTCCATAGCCGTCTCCTTTTACAACATATTGAACCTCATCCAGTGTACTGACATAATGGTTGTTCCCGGCACAACCCGACAACAGGCAAGGAAGCCGATATGGGTCGGCGTCATAAATGACGAAAGATTATAGTCTACGAGTAAAGGGCAGATGAAACCATCATAGCCGTAGCCGTAAGTATATCCGGTTGATTTTTTGGCGATGTATAAATAGGGATGAAAATATTGTGTTTCACCCTGACTTGACGGAGCGCTATTCCAAGATGTTGGTGAGTTCCAATTCTCTATATTAATCTGGATATTCGTATTGTTTCTATGATTCATAATCATCGTGAGTTTCCCGCTGTTCTGGTCGTAAAGCGCAAGCGCAGCCGATGTCCAGTCGCTTGTTGTCCCTCTTGTGGTCGCCGCCATACCCACTTTGGCGTAGCATTCCCAATATCCAGAAGGTATCGGTTTAGCCACGCCACGAAATTGCATAGTGTCATTCCCGTCTACCTTCATCACCAAAGCACTTTTCTCAACCCATTGCGTGAAATTGCTACTGCCGTTGATAGTTATCCAAGAAGATGACAGGTTATCATCAAATTCTTCGTTGTATTGCGATGCCGGCCACAAAGCCCTTGCATCAATGCCAACGTCAATTCCGCCACCGCCAATGTCCCATGACCAACCAGCAGACGTGTACATTCCTATTTTTCCTGTGTCCGTAGCATAGGCAATCATGCCCTCAATCGGCGATGGAGTTGCTTCTATCTGTGATTGGGTGGCTTTGTAGAGTACACCGGGTTTCCCTAATTGTTGGTCATTCGCTTTCATACCATTTCTCCGATTTTCCAATTTCTTTTTATCCAATACTCCACCTGCAAACCCGTACCAGTGACCCTCGTTTCGACTAATTCTCTATACTCAACCTGTAGACCAATGGCAGTAACGATTTTTGTGTTGGGTATCTCGCATTCCACTTGAATACCAATGGCGGTAAGCATTCTGGTATCCGGTGGCTTGTATTCAAATTGAATGCCCGCACCGGTGACCCTCGTTTCAAGTGGTATATCATGCTCGACCTGTACACCTGTACCAGTAACCCTCGTTTCAAGTGGTGGCTTATGCTCGACCTCAACACCCGCACCGGTGACCCTCGTTGCCAGCGGGACATCGTGTTCAACTTCAACACCGGTTGCGGTTACACGTCTGGTCATTTAGACATAATCCCCACTTGTAAGTTGTTAATGTCGTCTATCGTCCAATCGTTCGATGTCGCCGGATTTTTTGTGTATTCATTGCCATAGTAATTGACGTAGTTCGTAGTCAACGGGGTGTCGCTTGCCATCCAGTACTCTTGTGAGTTGGTTTTCAATCCAATATTGATTGACGCCAAATCCGATGATGTCTTCTTCGCTCTTGCGATTGCCCATACTCGTTTGATAATCGAATTGGACGGCAACGACCAGTTTTCCAGATTGTATAAATCTTTCTGGTTTGTAGTGTCTGTGGTGACGTAATCCGTGTCGTCATTCGCCGGGAAACCCTCGTCAACACACTCGTAGTTATTGCCGCTGGATGGCGTCCATTGGTTTGTATCTCCATTGGCATTGGGTTTTAGCAGAACGATTCTGCCATCGCCGCACCACGAATTGTCTTCCGAACCGTTGGTGTCGTTAATCGCAATATCGTCCCAATATGTGACGTTCGCTTTGTTGGTGAAGGCTATTCGTAAAATTCCAGTACGATTGTTGGGATTGGTGTTACCAGTGTATTGAAGTACTAGATTCCCGTCCATCTTGACTTCCACGACACCATTTGACGTACCAAGTTTAAAGTGTACTTCCATTAAGTACCAACGATGGTTGAGATAAAGAGTTGAGTTGGATGCTACGGTTGTTCCTTCAATCCATATTGAATTTGCATGAGCTCTAATTATCGAATTGTTTGAATAGTTATAGTGAGCTTCGATGTAAGGAAGATTGCCCAGGTCGGATGACGCGCTATATACTGCGGCGCGGACATAAACTTCCTGTAAAGTACCAACGTTTTTTATATTGGCATAGCTAAAATCTGTCCAGAACGATGCCACCCCGCTTCTTGCTACGGCTGTTGAAACATGTGCCGCATAATACCAATCATCCCATACTTCCATCGTCCGTTCTTCCGCTCCAGTTGTGAATAACCTTGCCATCTTTATCCTCCTTATCTGTACACAATTGTTACGACCAGATTGTCGCCGCCGTACGTTCCGCCGGCTTGGTCTATATCAACTGTAATGTATTGATTCGCATCCCATTCAAACGTTTGTAATGCGGTAGAAGACCCACTGGTCTGACCGCTGACAATACGTGGACGATTTTGTGCCTCGAAGATGCTCGTGCCATTGATGTTCACGTCCACAATCAAATCGCCACCAGCTGGTGGTGCTCCCACGTTGAGATATACACCATACAAGGTGCGCTTTCTCCCGGTTCGGTTATAAATACGCAATACACCCGTTTCTAATTCAACCGTTCCCTCTTTGGTGAAATAAATTTGCTGGTAGGGTGTTACTGCCGTTGAATCAATTTGACCAATCGCAATCACAACTGCCAATTGTGACGCGCCGGTGGCTACCTCGTCAATGTCAAGGCGTAATACATCGCCGGCTTGCAATCCGATAATATCCGGTGTAGCCGATACCACACCATCAGCATCGTTGTAGGCAATGGTAGGTCTTGCGCTTTGTGCCGTGAAAATGGTTGTCCCGTTCTTGTGAATATCTATGATGGTCGAACCGCTTGTCCCGGTTGTTTTGCAGAACGCATAGACACTTGCAATGGCACAATCACGCGGCACGGTGTAATAGGCAACTCCTTCAGTGGCTTGCAATGCGCCATCCACCCAAAAGGAAATGTCTGCGCCGCCGCCGCCAAGTCCATCGTGTGTGTGGTCTCCGGGAGCCACTTTTCCGCTTTCCATCCCAATCCGGTCTTCAGCCACCAAATCACCGTATGCGCTGAAGCGGTCACTACTCAATGTCCCCGCATTGATGTTCGAAGCATTCCGATAAAAACTTCCATGCTCACCATCGAGTTTATCGGCATCCCGATAATACTCGCCATGATGACCGTCCAGTAAATCGGCGTTCAAACCAGTGACGACACCGGCATTATTCAGCGTGTCTAAAGCCTCACGTCCTTGTGACCACAGGATAAAAAACTTCTGCCGCAATTCCTCCATTTCCCTGTTGGTCAGGTCACGGCGTGCCAAATCCTTCAACAGAGAAATGATGTCGTCTATCATAATGGCTTCCCCACGCGAAACGTGACCACCCGTATCGCATCGTCGAGTGTAGGAATTTCATAATCCCAAATGACGACATATTCGGAATATTTGTCCGCCAGAAAGGCATCGTCAATAAATTCCTTCTCATCGTTGGAGTGCCAGTATTTTCCCTTGACCGATATAAAACAGGGATGTGGCTTATAAACGATAATATCCCCCACATACCCGCCGGGAAAATCTCTTCCGCCGAACATGCTTTGTTGGATAGAAATATCTTCTGGTTTGTATCCCAACTGCAATAACGCAAGATAGACCAGTTGCTCCGGTTTAGTCGTTCCCGGATAATTCATAGGGGATATGTCTCCCGATTTTATGGCGGGTGCTGGTTTTGGCGTACCTTTCGCCTTCCGTTTCGTTGGAAACTGATACGGTTTTAGCATACGTTATCCAGCTCCAGTCCTTGCAACACTATCCTGCGCTCTGCCGCAAACGAAACGTAAATCAATGCGTCAATCCTGAAATCGTACGCATTGTGCGGCACATAATCAAAAATACTTGAATTGAAACCAACCATGATTTGCGGTTCTGCCTGCTGGTTGGGGTCTGGTGTCCATGTGTCCACAAATGAAACTTCACGGGTCACCGTTCCGCCAACAAGGTCAGGACTTAAATCCTCTCTCCATCGAGGGTCACCCATCAGATTATTATTGCGCACCCACAAATTGGTGATTTGGCTTCCTACACCAAACGTTCCCCATGTGGCAATCACTCGATTGCTGATTTTTCCTCCCCAATTCAACAATCCCGTATTTTTGAATTTCATCCGGCTGTGCGCCGCCCAAAATCCTAACAGATAATCTGTTCCGGCAGTACCACCCCATCCAGACAATGTAAATTCACGCCGACATCGCCAATTACTTATCCGTCCCCATACACCATAATCCGTATAACCCCACGAGAATTGAACCCCTTCCACAACGTCCCAAGCATCATGGATGGGGTCATTACTGGTCTCAATGGATTGTGGTCTGAACGGCGTCCCAATAATATGCACACCAATCGAGTAAATACGAGTTGGCGCAATCGTCTCTAGATAGCCTGTGCGGACATTCGGGTTTGTCACAGGATGTTTTGTCCCGACTGCTACAATGTTGCCAAGACGGTCATAAGCACGCACCTCGTAAAAATCATCATCAGTTGTCTCTGTCCAAACGTCATTGATTAACTTGTACCATGTGCCGGTAATCCGATATGTCGTCCGATGCGTGTGTTGCGGCGTGCGCAACACTGCTTCCAGCGGGACACGATAGGTGGTAACCTCATCCGGCTGAATGGTGACATTCATGGTGAAGTTGTGGTTGCTGTTCGCCGGTGCATTCAATGGACAAAATTCGCCTACTTCCAACGGTTCGTCCGGCGGTTCTTCCACACCGCGAATAGTCATCTGTGCGTAATGCACTTCACGCCCTTCAAGGGTCAATTCCAGCGGGACAACACCGGGTCGTTCAATGACCACCTCACGGTTATCCCACAAATCAAAATGGCATCGCATCTGCAACGGGCGGACTGTCCTCGCCCAATAATTAATCAGATTGGAAATCTCCTCACTGTCCGGGATTGGCTCATGTGTTCCGTCTCGTGTATATCCAATGTCCTTGATTCGGAAGGCGATTTGCCAGCTCTCTGCATCGTCATCCCTGCTGATGTAATTGACCGTATATCCTTCCAGAACCGGCGTGCTATCCCCATCGCCAATCAACAGGAATAGGAAACGTATTCTTCGCCCAATGGCGTCCAGCGTGATATGGTTTGTGTATCCACTGGAAACTTCCCCTGCAAATGTCCAGCGTGAAGCAGTGTTGTCATTGTCGTATTCCTCACCGTTCGACAGTTGGTAATAAACGCGGATACGTCTGCTTGGCGATAAATTGGATGCGAAGATACTGATGAAGTCCCACCATTTTTGGGGTAGTAACCGCCCGGTGTCGTACCATCCAGAGATAAACCATCCATCATATTCAATCCTGTTTGTCTGGTCATAACGTGCATCTTCGGTATAATCCCAAGCCCGTGACGTGTGGGTGTAATGCAGTCCATTGCGGTCTCCGAACCATATGAAATCCATCTCGTCTTCGAGACGTTGATAAAACGCGGCTTTCATGCTGTTGCCTAGACCGGTAAATGCCATCGGATGCCATCCGCCTTGACGATAAAGAAACGCACCGCCTTCGGCTTCTGTACTGTACTCGCCGCGCATTCCACCATCTTTGACAATTACCAGACCACCAACCAGCGCAAGATTGTCCATTACCAACCCATCGTATCGCGCTGGAAGCCCATAATCCCGTTCGGGCCCGAAGTTCTCCACAAGATTGTTGTAAAGCCGCTGGACACGATTACCAAATGGGAACACCAGATAGGGCGGCAGGATTGCCGGACGCCGCCCCGTGTTGAGTGTCCATTGGCTTTCCATGTCAATAGACACCTTGTCAGGAACGCCGTTGCGCACCATCCAGATACTATCCATTGCGGTTACGACAAATTTGCCATCGTACTCAATCCCGCCGGTCAGGTCTTCGAAATTATCCAAGCCAATATTGATTTCCGTACCCCACGTCAAATTCGTTCCCCATGACACGGCGGGAGCTTTGGCGATAAATCCATTCCCATTGACGATTTTGTACAGAACCGGGCCCTCTACTTGGTCAAAAGCCTGAACCAGAAAATTTGCGCCCGGTAAATCGCCACTCTGATTCTCGTTGGCGAAATGACGTACCCATTCGCCACCTTCTAAACTCTCGTGCATCCGTTTGATTTGTCGGGTCGAACCCAAAGCAAAATAGACGGTCTCCTCACGAACGGTTTCAGCATCCTGCACATCGGCTTCAAAGTCTGGATTGACTGTAATCTTTGTCCAGTACGGCGAACCGTGAATCACATACCAGTTGCTGTTGGTCAGTGCCTGTGTCCACGGGCGGTCAACGGTCAGTGTCGTGGCGGTGTTCCCGACAATCCTTCTCCATCCCAAGCGTGCATCATTCAGGACAACGATTGCTCCTACCCATTGATTCGGTATCCAGTTCTTACTGCTATCTACAACCAGTGTTGTATCGGAACTGTTATCACATGCGCCACGGTCACCATTCAGTAAAAGCGTCTTGCCGCTGACTGCGTACGTGCCGCGTCTGTATCGGAAGAAAATCCAATCCTTTGCGTTCTCATCGCTGAAAATCGTAAATAATGGCGGATATGCCGATGACGTTGCCCATGCTGAACCATTGTAGTATTGGGTCGGATAATTCGAGTTTTGTACGGTGGCGATTTGGCATGTGTTCAGCGCAGAGATGACGTACCAAAATTCGGCTTGGGCATATTCAAAGATAAACTGATACATCTCACTGCCCAAAGAAACATCGGTGATGGTCACCGATGTTACTTCTGAACCGATATTCCCTGCGTTATCTGTGTGAACTGTCAGGGTAAAAATGTTGTCCGTAAATGTCCGTAACAGAACTTCGACACCCCGAATAGGATGATTGGCGTTTGCCTTGAACGCAAATTTGTGATTGACCGGCAATTCCAGCCACGTGATTGGCTTCTGAACACTATCCCAATTTCCAGTCCGTTTGGGAAATTCTGTGGTTGCGCGGAACACTCTTGGCGCAAGCATCATCCGTTCTGGTACAACACTCCACACGCGCTTCCCCATAAAATAACGTGTGGCATCCTTGTCGCCATTCATCTGTCCCAATCCACCAGACCAATCCCGTCTTGAAAATTCTCCATACGGCGGCTTCTTGGTACTGTAATCCCCACTCCCCATGTTGACCCGCAACGTTCCAGTCGGATAACCGGAATAACGAATAGCACTAATGGATGGTGTCCCTTTCTGGTCAACCGGATTGAAACCTAATGTCACCTGCTCCCCATTCTGGTTGTATCCCGTCAAGGAAAGCAGATGGGTGGGTTCTCGTTCATCGGGGTCAACACGGATTGCCATGATTACCACCTCGCCAAAACAGGTTCTCTATCCATCAACTTGGGTCTGCGATGGTTCATTTCAAGGAATTTACTCATGTAGTAATTCAGCATTTCGCTGGTCGTTGCTTCATCGCGTCCCACCTTGTATGTCCGCCACAATAAAATGTGCATACAGGCGGCAACGGTCAGCAATTCAAAATCAATCTGTGGTTCTATCAGGTCAGTGGGATTTGCCGGAATGATTGGCGCACGAACGTAATGCAGTCGTAGGGTCTGGTCGGGTGTTGGCTCATCGGCGAAAACAAGATTATTCTCCAGTATTCTCCAATGACTGATGCGCCTGGCATTGCCATCCTCGTCCACAACTTCTACCCGCCGCACATCCTCACAACCGGTTGGGATAGGATACGATAGTGTATCCGCCACGGTGGTAATCGTTTCGTTGACCGACATACGATAACCGACATCGTGAAACGCCTGCCATACACCGCGCTGAATCACATCCAGCGGAAATCGCGGGCCCGATGCCGTGAAACTCGTTCCAGACGAAACCGATACACCAATGTTCGCAAAGGTGAATGTCTGTGTGGCAGAGTTCCAGTTGTCAATGGTGACCATCACCGGCGATGACAGGTCAATGAATAACACACCGGTATTGTAGTACCCGTTTGGCTCAACGATATGGCTGGTGGTCAATGTCGTGTTCGAACCACCCGTAGAAACACCAGAACGAGTATCGCCCAAACGATTGGCAATTGCCTTGCATAAGTCGTAAAGGTTCATTTGCCTTTGCCCTTGCCTTTGCCCTTGCCTTTGCTCTTATTTTTGTCTTTGCTCATGCCGGCTTCATTCATGGCAATAGCCACGGCTTGGTCTCGTTTGTAACCGGCTTTGATAAGTTCGGCGATATTCTCGCTGATAACCTGTTTGCTTTTACCTTTCTTCAGCGGCATGTTGACCTCGCTTTCAGGGGGAATAATTATCTACGGGTTCGACAACATACCCCAAATCCCGAACGATTGGGATGATGTCTGGTGCTTTCTCTTCCGACAAAAACGCTTCGCCATTCTTGAACATCAGACCGACAAATTCACCGCTGATGGGTTGCGGCGTGCGAACGATAAAACCGTTGATGCCGGTTTTCTTGCCGCGCTTCTCCAGTTTTGCGGTCAGTTCTTCGACTTCCCTTTGTAATCGTTGTTTCTCCAACGTTAAGTCGTTGATTTTGTCGTACAGTTCTTGGATTTCTAAATCACTGATTGCCATATCTACGCTCCTTTTCATAAGTTTCACGTTCTGCTTCGGCGCGTGCCGGGTCTCGTTTATTCTTGAGATAATGATAAATCTCACGCGCCTTTCGTTGTCCGGTATCAGTTATCTGCACATGATAGGCAAAGGGTTGCGGAATGCGCCGGACATCACTGCCCCCGCAACGTGGGCAAGAGACCTGAATCACCTCCTTCATCCTTGCGTGAACAGAAAACTTATCGTCACAATTCTCACACTGATACACATATATCGGCATTATGTTTCGTCACCTCCACGATATGAGTAAATAAAGAACTCCCGTAAGCCAATGGTCACATTGTCCCCGGCAATATGTCCAGTATGAACCGCATAATTGACATAAATCGGGAAGCCGGCTTCTTTGACCTTACGGCAGAACCAAAAATCCTCACCAGCGCTTGGCGGGTGAGTAACCTTGTAATGCGGCGGTTCAATCGCTTGCAGAACGTCTTTGCGTATCAACACAAAGTGACTACCACAAGCGTCCACTTCCTCAACGACATCTTCTTCGAATATTGGCGGAACCCATGTTTCATCACTTGGCTCGTATTTATTCTGCAATGCCACTTCAATCACACGTTCTGAAGCGTGTTTGAACGAGTAGTAGGCATCGCCATTCTCGTCCACCCTGTCCAGTGTTCCTGCAAACGGAACGGTTGGAAATCGTCTCTGATAAACAACGGCACTGACCACAGGAAGATTGAGGTGTACCAAACGCTTCAGCGCGTCAGGATGCCACGATGCGTCTGAATCGTGCATCAGCAGGAAGTCAAAATCGTTTTCTAACGCATATTCAACGATTTTATTTCTAGCAATATCAATGGGAAGACCGCGTACACAATACCAGAAAGTAGGAAAATCCGTAGCAGTTCCCCACAATGACCTGACATAATCAAGGGGAAAGTCTCGTGTCGTTGGAACACCAAGCATGACACGCATAAACACCTCCCAATCGGTTGGGCAGGTCGGGGGGCGCGACCTGCCCAACCATACCAGTAATTAACTCCAGTTGGTTTTGCGGGTGTACTCGAAGCCCGGGTTGGGAACAATGCCCGCATAGACACCGGTGTAATTCTTGGTTGTAGCAGTTACCACCAGCTCAATCTTGACATAGTTCTTGCCCGGCTTGACCGGAAACGGCACAATAAACTCCGCACCGCCCTTGACCGTTTTAGAAGGCCCGGTCGAGACCAGCTGGTAAGTTGTGCCGTCTTCGGAGATGTACACGCGCGGTTGCATGGTGTCGTCGGATGCGTAGGCATCGGCTACGACAACACGTGCGGCTAACCCGGCACGAATGCCACCATACACCAGAAGTGCCGTAGAAGACACGTCCTGGGTAACGGTTGCATTCTCCAAGACCATTAAATCTTTATCGAACACATGGGTCATGGTGTCACCTCCTATTCAGTCCATCCGGCAAGGTTCTTCAGGTTGCGGACGCGGACAATGCCATATCGCCCGAAACTTGCAATGCCGTTCCACCAGTCAATGCGCATCATCTTGGCGGGACGTGCCTCCATCTCACCGCCATTCAGCGGGTCGTAGGGGTCGAACTGGTTCTTCTGAATACCATACACACCGTCTTGGGTGTTGATGGATATTAGATAGAAACTCATGGCAACGTTGGATGCCGTGCCATCGGGTTCGTTTTCGGGAATAATCTCGGTGGTTCGGTCTTGCAGTAAGCCAACGTCAATGAACTTGACACCGCGATAACTCACCTCTTCACGCCCGTAATTGTCACGGGTTACATCCAGATAGTTGCCGTAGCCCTGTAGGAGTGCCAAAACCCGTGAGAAACCGATGATGAACGATTCGTTGCACAGGATGGCATTGACATTCCCCTTATTGCAGTATCGCCAAGCCATGTTGAAGGTGTTGATGAATTTGCGCGCATTGGCGGCACTTGCAGTTGGGTTAAGCGCGGCGGCTGAAGAGCCACCAAGCCAGATGGTTTGACGCGATGGCATAGCCGCCACACGCTTTTTCAAACCGTTGAAGCCTTTCGGGTCAACCGCAACGTCACCGTTAATCAGGTAATTGTTCCACGTGATTGCCATGCTTTCCAAACGCCCATCCACTTGCGTTTTGATGGGGTCAACGACGACGTTGCTCAAACCTTCAAGGACTTTATCGAACACAATATCCCCACCGAAGCCGTAGAGATGCTCGAACCCGTCGCCAAGTTGTCCATCTTGTGCGGCAGGATAACCCTCGTTCACCATACGGAACGCACCACCAGTGGGTAATTTCTCCCACCATAAGGCGCGCACCTCCAGTGCCGACACGTTCTCGAAGGGAAGCATTTCCCATAGTTTCACGTGCCGAACGAGTTGCATCCCGATATATTTCTTCAGCGGGTCTTTCTCAAGTTGCGCTACTTGCGCTAACGTGATACCCGACATGATTATCTACCTCCTGATTTGATTTTCTGCTTTGCCAGTTCCCAAATTTGGTCTGGGTGTTTGACACCGGCAAGAGGGTCTGCCGCTGGTTGTGTGCCAACGGTAATCGGCAGCCCGCCTGTCGGCTTTGAAGCGGAGGTACGTTCTGACTTACTTTGCGCGGCTTTGATGACATTCACCAGTAATTCGGAAGGTGTCTTGGATTGCGCAATGATAGCCGCTTCTGGGTCTGTGTCGTCAATCGTCACGCCAAAGTGTGTCAGTATTTTGGCAACCGCATCCTGCATCACGTCTTGGGATTGTCCAACCGGTTTATCCGTCTGCCCACTAGCCGGAACACTTGATTGGGTTTGCTCCTCTCGTCTTACCTGCTCTTCAGCCTTTTGGCGTAGTTTCTTCTCAACGTCCGGCGTCATTTCCTGCCCAATGTCTCTGAAAGCAGATGAGAGTTCCTCAAAACGCTGGTTGATACGGTGCATCATTTTGTCACGTGCGCTCTGTTGACGCTTATCGTACTCGCTCAAGGCGTTTGTGATGGCGTCTGGTAGAACTTGTTTGACAACTTCTTGCACACGCTGGAGAATAACATCCGCGCCGCCATCCACAGGCTGTTGCTGTGAATGGTTTTCGTTGGGCTGGGCTTGTCCCACTAGGTCTTGAATATTATCTGTCATACCTCCTCCTAAACTTTATTATAACCATTCTCTACTTTTATTCAATAGTTGGCAGAACCGCATTGTCAATCCAATCTTCCAGATTGCCCCACGGCTCTCCTAAACTGCGCCAAATGCGTTCGATTTCTAATCGCGCTCCCGGTAATAACGCCTCTCTACGATACTTCAATGCGTACAACTGCATAATCAATCCTCTGGAGAAGCGTCTTAACTCGCTTGGCGTCAGATACGGACGCGCCGGCTTCGGCGATACACTTCGTGATGTTCCTCCTGTGCCTGTTCCTGTGCTGGTTCTTCCACCTCCTCTTTCTCCTAAAATACTCCGTGCTAAACTTTCGTCTGTCAAAATGTACGGTGCGGCTTTGGGATATTGCGCCGCGAAATTGCGCTGGAACTCCCAATACTGTTCCAGTTCAGGATGCGCCGCTCTGAATGCACGCCGTTGCTGTTGCGGCAATGCGAAATAACGCTCCTGCAACTGGAAGATGTCCGGGAATAATTCGTCCCTCATCGCACGGTACATATAAACATACTGCTGAATTTCAGCAGGCAGACCGGCTAACCGATTATTCTCGCCAATAACATACGGAATAATCTCTGGGTTTTCAGCAAGATACTTGTTCTGCCAACGAATAAACTCTTCGTTGTTCTCCGGTTGCTTCTCGAATAAAGCCCGCAAGGGGTCTGTCTGTTGCGGCGTCTCGCTCCGCGGGAACAGTCTATCGCGCTCTTCATAGTACTGCTTCACCTTCGCTCGCACATTTTCGGGAAGCCAATTTATCTCCATCTTTGCATCATGGACATTCTCCAATGGCTTTTCCCCTAACGTGTTCGCCCACAGTGCTAACGTATCGGTGTCAATACTGCCGTACGAACGTGTCTTCTTATCCAAGAATAACTCGGTGAACTTGTTTCCAGCCATCTGCTTGAACATACGCTGGGAAGCCGGGTCGAGGTCAAGGTATCGTTCCCAAATTCTCGAAATCAGGAATGCACGCAGTCGGCTTTGCGGGTTTTTCATCGCCATTCGCCGCGCATCATATTCAGGATATTTCTCCCAAAACTTGTTCACCGCTTGCGTGTCACCCTTTTCCTGCGCCTCATACGCTTTGGTCAATTCGTTCTTCAGCGCACGCATTTCGGCTTCGCCTTCCGGGAAGATGTCCAGTGCTACACCAGCACCAAGCATCCGTACGAAACCGGTTTGCGATACGCGCCGTTGTGCTTCTTCGAATGCTTCTCCTTTCCGCTCAATCATGGCACGAATGGCGGTCTGCTCATCCAGAAGACCATCCGCAACCATGTTGGATAATTCACGGTCAACACGATAATCTTCCCAACGGTCAATCTTGGGCAAGCCGGTGGCTGTTCTCACAAGACCTTCGATGTTGATGCCACGCGGGCCCCCAATGCCAAGCGCACCAGTAATGTTCTGGATGGTTCTGGTCAATGGCATTTGACCAATGCGTTCCGGTGTTCCCATTGCATACTGATACGCAATGCCAATCGGCAGACTGGGCCCGTAAATGCTGAACAACATATCGGCACTATTGCGATATTCTCGTTCGGTCTCATTCTCCGCCTGTGCGTACGCTCGCTTCCAGATGGGCGTATTCCGCTTCCGCAAGGCTTCCTGTAATTGCGCATCGGTGATTTCCTCGTTGTCACGCATCTCTTTCAAGATGCTCTCTGTCTTGCGTATCAGCATGTTGCGCTCTTCGGCGATTTCTACAAACGGTGTCGCCAATTGCAGGAACGGGAATATCTGCCTGTATGGGTCAACATATCCATACTGACCCATCCACTCCGGCAGGAACGGCAACGGAATAGGTACTTTCCCTTTCAATCGTTGCGGGAAGCCATCCTTTTCCTCGCGGCGGGAAGCCATGCGCATCAGACGGTAGTAATTCGCCAAGATGGACGGCTTGTTCGCCATGCGAAGCAACCAGTTTATCATCGTGCGGGTGTACCAGAACTGGTATGGGAACACCGCCGATAGCAACGTATCGTAGCCATGCCGTCTGTCGTAATTCAGCAAAGCGAAATCACGGCGGGTTTCACCCCAACGGATTGCGCCCATTCGAGTATCCGCAAGATTGGAGTACACACCACCCAAGTATCGCCATAAATTGTCTTCGGTCTCTTTCGGAATGCGGACGCCGCCGGCTTTCTCTGGACTGAACGCATCCAATGCCCGGTTTTTGGCTCTGTCCAGAATTGGCAACACATCTCGCAATGTGCCTTCCAGCATCGCATCACGCATGGGCGCGTCTCTCATGCTATCGTATGTGCCTAATGGCGCGCCGACTGCATCGGCTACTCTTGGCTGTTCTCCGGCTGGTTGCTCTCCGGTTGGCTGTTCTCCAACGGGTTCTCCAACGGGTTGTTCTCTGACTGGTTGCTCTCCGAAGAGTTCGGTGATGGGTTCTCCGGCTGGCTCTGGCTGTCTTCCAGCGGTACTGTCCATGACCTCACCAACGGGCGCAACGGGGGCAGTTTCTGCGGGTGGTTCTGTGACGGTTCGTGCTGTTTCTCTTGGTACATCTTGTATCACCTCAAATCGCACATTGTTTCTGGATGCCGCCGCATCGAACAAATCTTGCTTGCTTATCCTGCCAACGTCAAACATGGTCATCTGGTTTGCTGGCGGCTGTTTCAATGCCATGTCTACATACGTGCGGATAACCGCATCCAGCTTGCGTGTCTCACGTCCAACATCGTCAATCATCTTGACTAAACTGCGCTGAAAGCCGGTCAGGTCATCGGTTGGGAACAACGTGGCTTGGCTCAAAAATTCCTTGACGGACATGCCCTGTTGCTTCAGTCTGGCTATCACGTCCACCGCGGCACTCAAATCATTGGCAATGCTGTATTCTGGTGAGACCACACCCATCCCGATTTGCGCTTCCAAATTCGCCATTGCTGGAAGCGTGCGGAATAACACGCTTTGCAGGGAACGGATGCTCACGTCTAGACTTTCGGAGAATGCGGTAATCAATCTCGCGCCGGCTTCATTGGCATAAACCCGCGCAAACATGGCATTGATGATGCGCTGGGCTCCAACAGAAGACAATCTGCCGCTTGCGTCCATCATCGAAGCGCGTTCGTTGTCTGGCAACTGTTGAACGAAACTGCGCACAAAATCGGCATTCTTCGAGGATGCGATAATCGGGACAACCTCATTGACGTTCTCCGGGAATTGGATATTCTTCAATGCTTCGTCACTGATAAATTTCGCATCCTGTAATGCCTTTTCGGCAGGTGACATTGCCATCACTGCGATTTGATTGGCTTCACGTGCAAATGCCGCCCGGTCAACGTCATCCTTCCGTACTCGAACCAATATCGGATTTTCTATTCCGCTAATGTCTATGCCTAGCTCTTGGGCGCGCATTGCCAAAGCATTTTGATACTGTTGCCATTTATCAGGATAATTCTCCTTTGCAAAGCGTAATGCCATTGCACGTCCGTTCCCGCTCTCAACAACGAAATCGGGCCCGACAATTATGGGGCCCCGGTCAATATATGGACTGTCATTCAGCAATTCGCCTGGGCTTAATTCGGACGCAATGCGATTAACTTGGTCACGGCTTGCGGCGCGTCCACGAACACGCGGTTGCAGTTCGCTGGGATACGCTGGATTTTCGCTGAAATTATCCAGATGGCTGATGACCAACTGGTCAAGCGGGACAACCTGATATTCAAAGTGATACACCTTATTCACGTCTTGACCACGTGCCGTAGTCAGCCGCGATGCCTGTTCTGGTTGTGGAACTTCCTGCCGCAACACCGGCACTTCAGGTTGGCTCATCAGGTCATGAACGTATGTGGCGTTCTCAAATTCCTTGTCAACCTTTGTCTTGGGCAGTCCATACGGTTCTTCAGACAACCACTTGTCGAACACCGAACGGATGTTTTCGTCCAGTACAATCGGTTCTCCTCCCGATATGATGTTGCGAATGCTCTTGTAAATATCCAGTAGCCATCGTTTGAACTTCTCAAAGATAGACTTCATGCGATGATTGGGTGCTTTCCCTTCGGCAAGATATTTCTCGAATGCCGTTGCAAATAATTCTTTCTCTCTTCGATGGGTGCGCGTGCCATACTGCCATCCTTCGGGAAGGTCTTCAATCTGGTAGACGCTTTTCAACCAGCGTTCGACTGCGGCAATATCGTCCTTTGGAAGCATGGTCAGGAACGAGTGCGCCGTTTCGTGGACGAGTGTAGAAATGTCTCCACTTTGCTTGAAGATGGTAATCAACGCCTTACCATCTTTCATGAATTGCGTCATACCTTTGGGAATGTCCTCGTCTGCCGGTCTTCTGCTGAAGAGTGGCTGTCCTTCCAGCACGCTCCTGCGCATGGCATCGGTAATGGGGACGAACAGGAACTCGTTTGGTTCTCCCGGCAAATACATTGCTTCTGGCTCAACGCCCCATTTCTTCACATAGTCTTCGATTTTACGCGGCAGAATTTCATCGTAGAACTTCTTCAATCCACCGTGCGTAGTGTCGTAGGAAAGCCGGTTGAATGTTATGTTGCCTTCTTTCAAGAGACGATTGATATGTTCCAGCGAAAATTCTCCATCCACAAGCGATTTATTTAGCCTGTCATGCAAGACTTGTGCGGCATTTTCCACTGGAAGACGAACATATTCACTGAAAAGATACTCGTATCCTTCATCAGGTGTGTACACGTAGTATTCCAGTTTATGAAAACCGTCCCCTGTGTTCCGTATTTCAATTTTCTCTATTGGAACGGCATATCTTCTGGTATGAACATCACCGCTTGCTATAAGAATGCCATCCATTTTCCGTTCGGCGGCGTAGTGAAGCATCCGCTTGAACGCCAAAATATCCCATTTCTTCGCAAATGGCATTTCTTGGTAGCCAAATTCCCGCAATACCTTATCTGCCATTTGCGGTGATGTTTTTGTTTCTTTATCCGCTTCGAACTGTTTTTGCTTTTTACGTAGCTCTTCGAAGAAGTCACTTTGGATTTCATCCACGTAAAGTACGCGCTCGCCGGTGTCTAATGTCAGTTCTTTGGTTCGTGCATGGGCAACTATGCCGTAATCTTCAAAATGCGTAGAACGATAAATAGCAGTTCTCGCATCTGGCATTTTTTCTTTTTCATAAGTTATCTTGAAAATATTATCTGGCTTTTCCGAACTTCGAAATCTCAATTCGACTTTTCCATCCGGTTCGACTTTGTAGTCTATAAAGTTGTCAATCCCGCGGTAATCAAACATCTCTTCAATGTCGGCTCTCAAATCGGCAATAGTAGACCTTCTTGTAAAACTTTGTACTGTAACACCATCCCTTTCTAAACTAGCAGTTACCCGATAATTATCTCTCATAAACACAGGTACAAGCAGAAACTCACGATAATTTTTCCCACTGCCGTATTTCAATTCGGAGAACTTCGGCATAAACTTTTCATATTCTGTTTTGCCAAAACCCATCTTTTCTTCTCGAAGTTTTCTCCAGACCGTGGGTCTTTCTTCTATAATTTCAGGATTTTTCTCCTTCAGAGACTGCATAATGGCGTCCACTTGCTGGACTAACTTTTCTAATTTTTTCTCCGTCAACCCCTCTATTTTTGTCAATGTAGCCAAATCGACAGAGTTTCTTTGCAGATACTCCATCAGCTCTGCTTTTGTGACGTAATCTTTTCGGGCAATATATTCGTCCAATCCCGTCCAAAGCATTTCTTCTCGTGGCACACCACGCTTTTTGAGATAACCCAAGAATTGCCCGCTGGACATGCGCTCCTGCGGCATGGTCTCCACTGCCCTGAAAGTCGGAGAATAGTACCAGCTCGCCGGCTCATCCGGCGATTTTCTGCGCTGGAACAACGGCAAACCCTCTTCTACGCTTTCTCTCATTTCCGGCGTGATGGGGATTTTTATCAGGTCAACCTTGCCCAACTTTTCCGTTTTTACGGTTTCTGTTTCGGGAATAACATTCCATTTTTTGAATAACTTTGTAGCCACACTCTGGACAATTTTGTCGTAGAAATAGACCAGACCGGGATTTTCTGTAATGACAACGCCATTATCCTTTGGTAGTTTTATTGTGACAGTCAGATAATTGAAGTAGTCCGCTTTTCCTTCCGTATATTTTCCGCTTTGTAATTGTTTGACCAATGCGTCTAAAATCTGGTCAATCATGTGTTCGTGCGGAATGTATTCTTTCAGCTGGTTTTTGAGGAAGGCACGATGTTCAGGATTGTTGACCAGCGTGATTGCCATGTTCGTTTCCGGGTCAGAAGGTAAGTAATTAACCCTTCCGTATCCGAATATTCCTTTGGAATAGTCATCATCCACAAGAAGCTGGTACAGATACGGCGCATTTTTGGCAATCATTATTTCTATTTTTTCAGGCGATTTCTTTGTGTTGTAATACAAGGCGGCGTTCATTACGCCGGACGGAAGGATAAAGTAGTCTGCATCAGTGGCTTTAACGGCATAGTGCAACGCTCTTTTGAGACCAAGTTCAACCCATTTCTTGGTATCGCTGAATGGAAAATCATTCACAAAAAATCTAAATGCCGCTCTTGGTGCGTCTAGGAATAAGTCACTATCGTTTGTAAATAACACAATTTTCTTTCCATATACGACATAGTTGATATTCCAATTCTGTAGGGTATTTTCAATCACTTTAAGCGGGTCATTTTTGAAAGTTTCTATGTCGTCCCGACTTACTTTTAGCCCTGTTCTGACACCGTTGTAGTACACATCATATTCAGGGGGCAAATTTTTCGGTACATTTTCCACTGCCCCTCCAATAGAAGTGTAATACGTCAATCGGAAACTGATTTTATTTGGGTCAATTGGCTCAATGTCTGGCGGCAACGTGTCTTCTGCGCTAATAAATTCCAATTTTTTCGCTTGGAATAAATCGCTTTGAATTTCCTCTGCAAAGAACGCTTTTTTGCCGTTCTTCGTTCGGATTTTCCCTCCGCGTACGTGTAAGAACGGGAGTGGTTCATTCTTATCGAGAAGTCTGTCTGCCCAATAACCCGCTTTTCTCCAATGAGTTCCTGCCACATCCGACCAGGCGTTTCTCAAGTCGATATTTAATCGTGCTGATGCTAAAAGTTCTCTATTTGTATAAACTTCAATCAGCCTTCCGTCTTTGGATGTTCTCCATTCGACATCCAGTTTTTCTCCATGCAAGCGCGCCCAACGTTCTTTTTGGCGTACGGCTGTCCGTAAAAGTTCAAGTGCTTCTAATTTCGTGACATCGTACGGGTTTTCTGCAAATACTCTTGCGTCACCGGCTACAGACCACGTTCTTCCTTGATGTTTATTGAGTAACAGTAACTCAACGTAATCCCCGCCCCACTTTGCAACGTAACTATACTCGCCGTATATGGGCTTTCCGCTTTCTCTAATGTCTGCGATTTTCTCTTTCTCTCTGGCAAAACGTTTGGCACGAGTGTAAAAGGTTTTGACGTCCGGGTATCTATATTCAATTTCATCCCGCAACCATTCACGGGTGAAGAGGTGGTCGTCATCGAACAGGTCAAAAACTCCAGACCAGTAAATTTCGTTCTCGCTGACACCGCGCCCAAGTAAATATCGTTTCCACTCTTTGATTGTCGCTTTATTGACGCGCGCCTTGTCAATCTCCTCCAATAACTTGGATGAATACCACTTATTGCCAACACGTTGGAATAATGGCTGACCCGCAAGAATATCAGCTCTCATCCGCGGGTCATACAAATTCATCACCCACGCCCCGGGCTCCCATAAAAACGGAAGGGCATCTTCTTTGTATTGGAACGCCTTGCCCCACTTCTTCAGGTACTTGTTGGCAGTGGCAATCAATCGTTCATCATAGAACTTTCCAACACCAGCATTGGCGGTTTTCAGCATCTCTTTGTCAACGTCTATGAGAATTTGTCCTTCATCGGCTTTTTGCATAACATGCTCTGTTAATTTTTCGCCGATATAACTTGGCAATTCCCTGTAAGTATTTACTCTTTCTATTTCGTTCTTTCCTTCTGTTGGATAGATTAGCAACGTAACTGATTTTGTAAAGTCTGGTTTTCCTGTTCCGTCATCTTCAAATGTAACTTGTAGTCTTTCAATCCCCTTTGATAAATCCCATCGCTCCTCATGAACTTTGCCCGGAGAAATAGCAATCATGCTGTACCCTTCTTCAATTGCATAACGCAACATTCTCTTTATAGCCAATTCATCCCAATTCTTGCTGAAAGGAGCCGGCGGTACTTTATTTTCAACTTGCGCTATCCATAATGCGACATATCTTGGCAGTATTCCAGTTTCTTGGTATCTCTCAAAATCACCGCTGTCAATTTGTGTAATCGCTAACCCTCGTTTGTCGAGAATGGCATAAATGCGTTTTTCTCCTAATGTATCGCCTGTATCTACAATTTTATAGCCTTCCGGCAAAGTTCTATCGAGCTCCCCAAAATAACCATACCTCCGCCCTGCTTGATGCCAATCACTTTGAATCTCGTCTATGTATAAAATCGTACGTCCTGCATGTTGAAAACCCGCATAACGAACGTGAACAATCGGATTGAGTTCAGACCAATGCGGACTTTGATAAACATAATTACCAAGTATAAAATTTCGTATTGCTTCATGAGGCGTCTTGTCCACCTCATAAACCGTGCCATAATATTTATCTCGAATGGCGTATCCCCCTTTAAGTACATTATCAGGCACTAACTCGACATCTGGCGGAAGAGAATCAGTGTAATACAATGGCAATTGTAGTAAAAGCTCATTATATCCAAGAAATTTTTCACGTAAATCAGCAGAGTCTTTTCCTATCCTTATTGTTTCCCTATAAGTACTATATGGTTCGTATTTAGGAGAATATTTTCTCCGTATAGAGAAGTCCTTTACGCTCATTACTTGTGTGGCTTCCGTTTCAAGATAATCAATCAAATCTTGTTTCGTCACCACCTCATTGCCTTTGCTGGCAAGATAATTCGAAAGACCCATCCAGCGAAGCTCTTCATCCTTCACCTGCGCGCTTTTCAGAATGTTTAGCCATTGATTCGCCGGTGCTTTCTCAACTTTTGCCCCCTCAATCGCCTGTTGCGATTTCAAGTAATACCATTGACTACTTACGTAACGGGACTGTTTCAAATCCTCTTCGTCAACCGGTAAATCCTTGTACTGGATAATAAATCTTTCGTAGAACGCATCCGGTGTCGTGTTGTATTCTCTTGCGTAATGGCTCGCCATCGCATCCCAAATCTTCAGCATGGCATCGGCTTGCTCTAACGCTTTCCGCTCGTCTCTCATCCGCTCCGTGAGAAACTCCAGAACCCCTTGATAAGCCACCTGTCGGGCATACTCCGGCTCATCTGCCCGCGCCAAGACATCATTCATGTTCAGCTCAATCACGCGCGCCATCTGTTCTGCCTGTTGCATCCAATTGCCTTGCGCAAGCGGTTCGGACGGCGGTTCTGTCGTTTCTCCTTCCACCTTCTCCAGAGAGTATGTGGAACGGTCATACTTCATAAAATTCGGGTCGGCGTTTCGTTGCGCCTCGGACGCCTTCAATACTTGATATACATCCTCAATAGACGGGATGTCGCTCAACTTCCCAACGGCATAGTGCATCATCATTCCGGTATATCGCTCGATTTGCCCGGTCTCGCTGTTTTTCATGGTCAGTGTGCCATGCAACACCCGTTCCTGAATTTGCTTGGCGTAATTTTCGGCGTCCTTTTTCTTCTCGAAAATCGCCGCAAATTCATCACCACCAATCCGATATAGACTGACACCTAAACTGTCCGCCACATCCCCAATGTACTGAATGTATGCGTTCCCAACCAAATCACCAAATTTCTTATTGGTGAGATGCAGACCGCGCAAATCAAACGCAATAGTCCAGTATGACTTCGGCTTCTTTGCCCTTTTATTCTGCTCCGCCAATTTCTCAAGGTCTTTTATCATCCGCCCTTTGTTGCGGAAACCGTACGTATCATGGTCGGCTTCAAAATCTCTGCTCTCCAACGCCCGCGCCATATACACCGCTTGCTCGGACAATGCGTCTTTCGGCATTTGCCCAACGTCTTGAAGCGGCGCAATGTCATAACCGGCATTGAATCGGTCAATCCGTTTCGTTTTCTTTTTCTCTTGAATGGCGCGCAATAAGACCGGAACAGTAATATCTTTGATGCTCCGAACGTATTCATATTGTGCATAGGCTCTCACGAAATTAATCAAATGCTGTTCAGAACCTTTCAACGGTCTGCCTTGCGCATCCACCTGTCTGAATTCTGGTAATTCCTGTGCAACCAGTTTCCAGATAATTTGCTCTTGCCGTCTTTGCTCTTCAAATACGGCATCGTATGGTTGCGATGGAACGTATGTAGACTGCGGCTTTTCTTCTGCCGGCTTGACCTCCGCCGTTTCGGCTACGGGTTGTGCCTGTTCGGTCTGCGCCCGTGTTTCTGGTCTCAAATTTAATTCCGGCTTTTCCAGTGACGTGCTTCCCACCGCATTTCGATTGGACGTGTCCAGCAGTTCGGCAATCAAAGGCTGATAAATCGTCTGATAGAATATCTGATTGATTCTTTCCCTTTCGCGGACTGCAATCCGATGAATGGGAACGCCCTGATTCAGCTCAAGGATTCTCTGCTTCACCTCCGGTTCGAGTAAATCGCCCCACTCATCCAGAAACTCTTGCGGGATTTGTCCTTCCCGGAAGAGTAACGTTGCTTGTTGCGTGCGGCGGCGAACACGTTGTACGCTTTCACGCCAACGCATCGCATCCAGATAGGCTTGTGGGTCACCATTCATCTGTTGCTGATACTGCCGTGCAAACGACTTGTTCAGACTGTCTTGTAGCAAATCTTCGGCAAGTATCATGAAGCGATACTCTCTGGCAACTTGGGCATTCACTTCTTCCCAAGCCGTAGCACGCGCTTCGGCGCGCATGTTTTCCGGCATCGTTTCATCCGCATCAATTCGTTCAATGACGCTCCAGTAGTTATCAAACGCATCCTTGCGTGTCTGATAAAAATTCCGGTAGGTGGCGTAAATATTCAGCAAGGTGGTTTCTGCGCTAACGTATTCCGGGCTTGCCTCCTCCGCGCCAAGTCCCTTGAAGATGCCCAACCACGTTGCCCCTTCCTGATTTTGGTACAACGTCCAGAAAGCATCTTGCTGTTCAAATAATTTGCGCCATTCTCTTGCGCGTTCTGCACCGGTTAAATTGCGGATTTCTTCGGCACGCATCTCCATCTGGAACATGTGATTCAGCCACACTTCGGCAAGCATGGACGTTGCTCTATCGGCTTCATCCAGCACCGCTTGTGTCTTCTCCACATGCGCTTTTTGTGCGGCTTCCTCCACCCGCCCTTCAATGTTGCGCATTGTCTCATTGACCAAATCACGAACCAAACCACTGCGCGCTCTTTCAAATACATCTGCAATGTCTTGCTTCGAACGTGCATTGCGCAACCCCTCATCCAACTCATCGTACATTTCGGGGAAATGCTGTTTCAAGAAATTCCGTTCTTGCCGGGTCAGAACATCGTCAAGCGAACGGGTGTCAATCTCCTTGAAAATCTTCCTCTCAATCGCTTCTTTGCTCATTCCGCTTTCGATGGCGCGCTTCACCTTGTCCGCAAGACCGGGCTTGACCGTATCCAGCGCAAGGCGAAGTTCATCGCTCATCCGCTCAAAGGCAACACCTTCTCGCCATGCGTTCTTGAAATACTCATCTATGCCATTTATCATGGCAATTTCGC